CCTAAAGATTTTGAAAGACAAATTGGTGATGAACCTGATAGAAGTTCTAAATCATATGTTGGCGGTAAAGATAAGTTTGATAGTCAAATGTCAAATATAAATAAGTTAATAAATTTTGAAAGTGATTCAGATAAAGAAACATTTCAAAATGTACTTGATAAAGTTCAGAAGGGTGATTCAGATTTTTCAGATGAAGAGAAAGCAGTTGCGAAGAAATACATAGCTAAAAGTGATTCACAAAAAGTAAATAAACTTTATATATCAAAAACAGGTCCTGAAACTTATGATAACAAAGCAACACGAGGACAAATTAAATTTACAGATAATCAAAAATCATTTATGGATGATTTAACTGATAAATTAGATTTAGATGAAGCACCTGCACAAGCAACTAAATCAGGTGAAAAAAGAGTAGCTTCTAAAATAAGAACAAAAGATTTAACTCCTACTGATATAAATCCTTCAGAAGATATAGATGTAAAGACTACTACTGATTCAGATGGTAATGTTAGTTCAGTAACTTTTGGAAAAAGAGAACATAAAATAAAACAGATACCTGATAAACAAAAATTAAAAGATTCGTTTGTTAACAAAGGAATGGACCCTGAAAAAGCTGAAAAGAAAGCTAAACAAGTTAGACGCGCTATAAAGAAACATAATGAATATTTAGTTCAGTTAGCAGAAGACAGAGAAAAATTTACCGTATCTACAATGGTAGAGGGTGCTGACCCTTCAACGGAAGAAGGTCGTGAAAAGATATTAAATGAATATCCTAAAAAAGTTGCGCAGATATTAGAAGATGTAGTAAAGAAAGCACCTGGTGGTATAACTGAAGATGAACAAAAAATTGTTGATAGAATAAGAAATCTTGACCCAAGTTTATCGCCTGAAGAATACGAAAAAGAAGCAATGGCTATTATGCACGATATGATAGAGAATCCTGCTTTGAAATCAGGTTCAGCAGATTTAGCTGAAAATATGATTGCAATGATACAAACAAGAAAAGGACACGAAGTTTATTTTCCTGCAGATGTTACTTACAAAGTAGGTGATATGATATGTTTAGGTTCGTTAGGTGATTTAGACCCAAATGACGAAGACTACTATGACAAATTAGCTGACGAGGCTTCATCTATAATAGTTACGGTTGAAGATGAAGGTCCTGGTAGTGTTAAAGTTGGTGCGGGAGCAGCAAGTGCGGCTGAAGAAAAAATTAGATTAACAGAATATAAACATCCTAATTCACGAAGAGTACTAAATGATGTAGTTTCAACACATCAAGATTTATTTAAATCTGACCCTATTAATACTGAAGAAGCTAAAAGAAAGTTAGATGAAGCAGAAGAACACGCAAAAGAAATAGGAATAGAAGAAAGTAGAATAGATGACATCAATCAGAAAGCTGAACAACAAGCAAAGAAGTGGGCTGAGAAATGGAGAAAAGATGTTAAAACCGGTTCTGAAAATTATAGCGATGAAGATTGGGAAACTTTAGAAAAAAATGCAGTTCAATTTGTAAGAGCGCATTTACTGATTGCAGAGATAAATAACAAAGATATGGACTATCAAAAATTCTCTAACTATAGAGTTGACAACAAAAAAGACGGTGCATCGATGTCACGAACTGATGGTGTAGATTGTCTTGGAACGGTTAAGCCTGCACCTAATATGGGATTTAAGTTAAGTGAGGGTGGTAAGTTTGTACCCGCTAATGTATACTCAAGTCGCATAGGTAATTCTTGTAAAGATAAAAAATAATGATAGATTCACAATTACTCTGCACTTTCTCTAACAAGAAAGAACTTACTGAAATGGTCTTACTCATCAAAGAGACTGCTCCTCTTTCTATGAGAAAATTATATGTCTTACAAAAAGAAGATAATCCTAATGAATTGATGGTAACATACAATGTGTTGAAATCTGAAGTATCAGGATTTTTACCAAATACAATTCTTTTACATAGGAAGAAAGAGACAAATACATTGTATACTATCAACGCAGTCAACATAATAATCAAAGATGCGAACAACGGAATCTTAGATAAATCTTATAGAATACAATGGGGCAATTATCGTAACTCGATTCTATTAACAAATAAAGATGGTCTTAACATTATAAACACAAAACTAAAAGAAATCATAGATTTAGAAAAATAAATTAACGTTTCAAAAAAGTAATTCATACTTATATATGAATGGTTACTCAAGTAACAATTAACAAATTAATAATTAACTAATAGGAGATATCAAATGGATATTACAGCAATCCGCAAGAGGTTAGAACAACTTCAAACTTCAAACACTAAAACTAATAATCTTTGGAAACCACAACCTGGTAAACAAGTAGTACGTATTGTACCTTATCAGCACAATAAAGAAAATCCTTTCTTAGAAATGTTTTTTCATTATGATTTAGGCGGTAAGACTTACTTGTCTCCAACCACTTATGGTCGCCCTGACCCTATCGAAGAGTTTGCACAAAAACTTCGTTCAAGTGGTAATAAAGATGATTATCAGATAGCGAAAAAACTTATGGCTAAAATGAGAACATTCGCTCCTGTAATCGTTAGAGGTGAAGAATCTGAAGGTGTACGTTTTTGGGGCTTTGGTAAGATGGTTTATCAAGAGCTCCTATCTGTAATAGCAGACCCTGACTATGGTGACATCACCGATGCAATGAATGGTCGTGATGTAACGGTAGAATTTATTTCTGCTGAAGAAGCAGGAAAGAACTTTCCTGTTACTAACATAAGGGTCAAGCCTAATCAAGCTCCAATCACAGAAGATGACAAACTTCTCGATAAATTATTAAATGAACAACCTAATATGCAAGAGATGTATCAGGAACGTTCTTATGATGATTTGACAGAAATTCTCAACAATTGGTTGACTCCTTCTGAAGATGAGAGTTCTGATAAAAAAGATGCGTCTGTAACTTCTGAAGTTCTTTCACAAAAAACCGTAAAAGATACTTCTGAAGCATTCGACCAACTCTTCAATAAGTAAACAATAAAACACGAGGTGGTCTCCACATAAGACGGGACCACCTCTATTGTAAAGGATACGTATGGGTAAAACTAAAGACGATTTAGCTAATATCTTAGCTGATAATTTAAACAAAAAATTTAGCAATCAAAAAGTAGCTTACTTTCTTGATGGTAGTGACACAACACCTACAGATATAAAAGAGTTTTTATCTACAGGTTCAAGTATATTAGATTTGGCTATTTCAAATAGACCTAATGGCGGTATTGCTGTCTGCTGTCGGAAGGATTACAGAAATCAACGGATTAGAATCAAGTGGTAAATCATTACTCGGTGCACATATACTTGCAGAGACTCAAAAGAAAAATGGTGTAGCAGTTTATATAGATACTGAAACAGCAGTTAGTGAAGAGTTTCTAAAGGTGATTGGTGTAGATAGTAGTAAAATGTTATATCTTCATTTAGAAACGGTAGAAGATATTTTCGAAGCTATTGAAGAGATTGTGACTAAAGTTCGTGAAAGTGATAAGAATAGATTAGTTACGATATTAGTTGATTCAGTTGCTGCGGCTTCTACTAAATTTGAGATGGAAGCAGATTTTGATAAAGATGGATATGCTACACACAAAGCAATCATCATATCTAAAGCACTTCGTAAAATTACTCAAATGATAGGTAGACAACGTGTAGCACTTGTATTTACTAATCAGTTAAGACAAAAACTTGGTGTTATGTTTGGTGACCCGTCAAATCAAAGATTCTAAAAAGAATACTATTGGTATGACTATAACTTCACAAGTTATAAAGAATCGATTAGGACCGCCTTTAAGACGAGCAGACTTCCCTTTGTACTTTGATAGAGGTATTGATGACAAAGCATCTTGGTTACAAGTTATGAAAGAATACAAACTTGTTAAAATAACAGGAGCTTGGTACACTTTACATTTCAATGGTCAAGATATTAAGTTTCAATCAAAAGACTTTGAATCTATTTTAAAAGAAAATGGTGGACTTGAAGAAAAGTTATACGATGAAATTTGTAATGTTTTGATTTTAAAGTATGATACTTCAGCTCTTGGATTAGATGATGTTGTAGAAACTGATAAACCTGTAGATGATATAGACGAGTTATAATGAAGATATTAATAACAGGTGGAGCGGGTTTTGTCGGTACTAATTTAATTCATAAAATCCTTAAAGAGCAACCTGGCACTTACATTCAAGTCTTAGACAATTACTCAACAAGTAGTCCTCTAAACAAAATTGATAATGACAGAGTAACGTATCACGAGTTTGACCTTACAGATTATTTCTTTGATAAACATCTTCACGAAGTAGTAGTAGGTGAAGGTGATTGGAAACCTGATATGATATATCATCTCGCTGCTTTAGCAAGGATACAACCATCGTTCAAAGACCCTCAAAATACTTTCGCAGCTAATGTAGTTGGCACACAAAATATTTTAGAGTGGGCGAGAGTTAACGGAAACATCCCTGTTGTATATGCGGGTTCAAGTTCTATTCACGGCGACCACTATGCTAATCCATATACTTTTTATAAGCATAACGGTGAGATGTTGTGCGAGTTGTATTCTAAAGTATATGACTTACCTACAATCATAACGAGATTCTACAACGTATATGGCGATTATATGATACCATCTGAGAGCGCATACTCAACGGTTCTATCTATATTCGATGAGTTGAAAGAAAGGGGCGAACCATTAACAATTACTAACGATGGTGAGCAAAGAAGGGATTTTACTCACGTATTAGATATATGTAATGCGTTGATTGCTTGTCAAGGAAGAACTGATTTGAAAGCAGAGTACTTTGAATTAGGTACAGGTAAAAACTATAGTATAAATGAGGTTGTTAAACTATACAAATCTGATAGCGTAAGTATAGGTGAAAGACCAGGAGAGATGCAAGAAACTCTATGTACAGACACGAAAGCACACGAGGTCTTGGGATGGAAACCTACTTATACACTTGAAGAATACATAGCACAAAAAGTAAAGGAATACGATGAAAAAACGATATCTGAGTTTGCTTGATGAGATAAAAAATAATCCATCAGAACCAATGAAGTTAAATGACCATGTGTTAGTAATAGATGGTCTAAATAACTTTATCAGATGTTTCAGTGCTATACCTATGATGAGTGACAATGGTTATCACATAGGAGGATTGATAGGGTTCTTGAGGTCACTAAGTTATATAATAAAACTGATTAGGCCTACAAGAATCCTAATAGTCTTTGATGGTAAAGGCGGTTCACAAAAACGAAAGAAGTTATTTCCTGAATATAAAGCAGGTCGTGCTTTTAAATCTAAATTAAATCGTAGAGTAGAGTTTACTAAAGAAGGTGACGAAAGAACTTCTATGATACAGCAGATGTCAAGATTGATGGAGTACTTAGATTGTTTACCTGTTCAAACATTTTCGCTTGACAATGTGGAGGCAGATGATGTAATTTCATATGTAGCAAACAAAGGAAATTTCAGCCGTTGTACTATAATGTCTACAGACAAAGACTTTTTACAATTAGTAGATGACAGAATAAATGTTTATAGTCCTTCGAAAAAGAAGTTATATAATACTGAAACTTTAATGGAAGAGTATGATATACATCCTGAAAACTTCTTAATGTACAGAATGGTTGATGGTGATAAATCTGATAATATTCCAGGTGTACGAGGTATTGGATTGAAAACGTTAATGAAGATATGTCCTGAAATGGCTACAGAACCTGTAAGTTTGAAAGAGTTGGTTAGTAGAGATAATAGATTATCAGATAATTTAGATATTTTAAAAAGAAATTTTGAATTAATGGATTTGAAAGAGATAATTATAAGTGGCAGTGCGAAACAAAAAGTTCTTGACTTTGTTGACCGAAAGCCTAATTCTTTAAATAGTTTTAAATTCCGACAAATGTACTTAGAAGATGGATTTTCAAATGAAATACACAACTTGGAAGTATGGTTACGAGAGAGTTGGTCAACTTTAGACACTCTTACGAGAAATGGGTAGAAAAGTAAAATACAAAACTGAAAAAGAAAAAAGAGATGCACAATTAAAGTGGTCTCAAAACTATTATCTAAAAAATAGACAACGTGTTTTAGACAAAGCACGTAAAAGATATTTAAATAAAAAAAGTGAAAAGTTAAAGAAGGAACTCTATGGCGAATAAAGAAAACTTGAATCAGTATAGTCCTACGTTTCAATCGAAAGTAGTGTCTTCTTTATTAAGTGACAATACATTCACAGCACAAATTTCTGATATTATGAATCCTGACTATTTTGAATCAGATTCAAATAAGTTTTTAGTAAAGACTATAATGGCATATTTTATAGAG